TATATCAGCATTTGTATTCGCTTTAGCCGCTTCTATATAAGTTTCTGCATCAATAAAATTAGGCGCATCCAATACAAATACATGCACATCTACTGGAGGCGATACAATCTTTGTACCTTTTGTAATACGCTTTTTAATATTACCCAAGTACACTTCTTCTAAAGCTAAATTCTTTAGCGTCTCTTTTAAAGTTATCTGTTGCTTAGTACAGTATGCCCTAAGTTGTTTTGCGTTTATAAACAATCGTTTCGTATCAGGTTCAATCCGAATATACAAGTCATTAAATTTAGGTTCTACTATTGGCAGTTGTTCCATACCTGATCTAGAATCCGCCGTACCATTAATAACTAACGTAGCTGCACGATGTTCGTTCATAAACTCACCAATAACACTAGCTTGCGACTGTGTTGGTGCTTTAACTTCGGTTCGCATAACTTTAAGCTCAGCTAAAATCCAATCATATACTCGCTTAATATTAAAATCAATAATGCCTAAATCTTTAGCAATTAACGCACCTGCTATATTACAAGCAACTACACCTGACCAAAATCTTTCACGGCTAGTAAAGCCGACGTCGGCATCGATGCGTTGTTGAATCTGTTTAACTAAATCTACTGCTGATTCTAAATCGGATACTAAATACTTAGCGTAAGCTTCCCCAGCATGACCGTAGTTACTATATAACTTATCAAATATTTCGTCGGCTTCTTGTTTGTTTAGGTTGTCGGTCCTATCAATACGATACTCAATTAATCGCATAAACTCACCATCAGGTGTAGATTTAAGGCTAGATAACTTATCGTAAAATGATGCGTTAGAACTGCATAAAGCTATAAGTGCCCACTTGGTGAAGTTAACTCGCTCTGCGTTCTCGTGCTGCTTCATTCGGTTTTTACCACGACCCTGCGATATGCTATAAACTAAATCAGAAAAGTCTTCGGGTGTAAGCTTGGTAACCTCATCAATAGTTGCAGGTAAATTGTTTAATATACCAAGCCTATGTATGATGGTATTCTGCGTATCTTTCCACTGCATCATTACTTCTTCAGGATGACCCCATACGCTATTACACATCTTTAATATTGTTGACTTGCCTGTACCGGATTCGTTGTTAATTAAATTTATAATTGCTCCTTTTAAGTTAAGGTGTTTTATTAACGGTGCGCCGAATGCGGTAAAAAACCCAAATGCGTGTGGCTCAAACCCCGGTCTATCGTAGGTCTTTGCTGTTTTCTTCCACACTTCAAAATCACCCGTAGGTTTTAACCATTCTGCTAAGCTACCTGTTGCCGTTGATGGGGGGCTATAGCTTGTACCTGTAGCGGAGATTTCTTGCTCTCCTAAAATAAACTTATCGTTTTCTTCTGTCCAACCAAATTGTGTTCTCATAATTTCTACCTTATCTCTATGTTGACTTTCTTTAATAAACGTAATAACGTACTGCATAATATTTGCCATTTGGTTTTTAGGTGCGGCTACACCATACCAAGCTAATTTGTCCCGCAACTTTTCATATGTTAATGCATCGGTTTGTGGCATGGCAAACTCACGCATACCATCTCTAGGTAAATGCAATCTTATCCATACCGTATCACCTTTTATAGGGTCGTATAGCCTTTTAACTATATATAAGTCATGCTCATAAATATTTTCTGCATCTTGGTTACCGTCTTCATCTTCCGTCCTTATGTACACGCCTCCATTTTTGCCTCTAAAATACGGAAATGGATACTGTGGAACCTCGAATGTTTCCGTCCCAACATCCTCCGTCGTAACAACGAGTTGATTTTCTTCCGCACTAGCGATTTCAGACCCAAGCTGTATGGGTGATGTAATCTTATTTTTGTTGGGGCATTCCGCACAGTCTTTTGGGTTAAGCTTTTCAAATGTCTGACAGGTGTACGGTCCCTTCGTTGCATTTGCTTTCTTTTCTGTTTCGTAGGGACTGTATTGCGGATGATTTGATGATATTTTATGTATAGCTTCATCTGCGTCTACGCAATGTGCGGCAATTGATAATCCTGCTCTCCACAGCGGCTCCTCTAATTCTTCTTGGTTAAGTACAATATTTTCTAACTGTTTGCATCCATTGCCGTTCATAGTCTTAAGCATTATAGTTTTAAACCTACTTTGCCTATTCCCTAGTAATGCACGTGTAACTTCATTTAGTTGTCTTGGTATGTAGTCAGGTGCAATTAATATGCCAAGAATTTGTTTTAAATCTTCATAATCTAACTCATTACTTAATGCCAACAACTCTACAGGTAGCGGTGGTTCTCCCTTGTAATTGAACGTCTCAGGCACTCTTAAGATAGAAGCGCTATCCGCAGTCCTTGATGGGTCTGCTTGAAACTCATGCTCTACACATAAGCTTTTAATCCGCTCGGCTACAGGTTTCCATTCAGCACGTGTAATCGTACTAGATAAAATCCAATAAGCATGTATACCACGTCCGCTATTAACAACGGTAGGCAAAGGAAGATGTACGTTTTTACAAAATTCTTTTAGCGCCGTAAGCCCATCAGCTTGTGTAGCATATGGTTTTCCTAACCCGCAATCAATGTCAATCCAAAAAGATTTAAAAAAATCGCTATTCTTTTGAGTTCGTCCGTCTGTAATGTTTATGTATTTGGCGCAACCAAAATAGACGTTACGTGAGTCGGCTAATAAATCGTTTATATGTTGTTCGGCTTCTGCTAGAGTATCAACAAAAAATTGTTTAGGATACCCTTCTTCTTTTAAGCCGATTATGCAGTAGACACCCTCCCCTTCAGGAGGCAATACTGCCTTGAATAAGTCTGTGGTTGCCATATTTCCTTTACTTTATGCTTCCGCATTTGGTAGAAGTTTGTCCAGTAATTTTTTAATTTTTTCGGCTTTGTTCTTATGCGGTATTGAAACTCCAGTAAACCACGAGTATATAGTCATGCGAGATACATTAAAGTATTTTGCAACCTTAGCCACGGGAACATCGTTGTCAATACAGACCCTCCCAAGAAGGACACCAATATTTTTCTTGGTATCTGCTTCTTGGTTAGCCTTAACAAGATGAAAGCTATAACCTCTCAAGCTCATCTTAATTCGCCCAATCACCTAAAGCCGCTTTTAAATCACGTTTAGGGGTAGGCTCAACAACTTTTTTGCTGTCACGTTTTTTTGGTTCCGGCACATCGTCATCTTCTACTGTAGTAGGCGTACTTACAGCAATAGCTTTCTTAGCTACACCATCAGTCTGCGCAGCAGTCATAACAATCGCATTTTTTGCTGCGGGCGTATCACCTTGACGTTTAGCCACTTCCCATTCTTCTTTGCTTAAAAATTTAACGGGGCGGAAATATACTTTAGCAACATCGCTGTTGTCATCAAAACGCACTTCGGTTACTAACGTATTAAGGTTGTATCCTTGTGAGCCAACATACTTAGCAAACTGCTCAAACGGCATAGTATTTAATTCGTCTTTACCAAAAATAGATTTAGATGCTAATTCTAATTGATACACATCCCCACCAACATCATCAGCTAATACAACGGCTAATTTACGACGGTGACGACAAGCACGACTATCGCCTTGACCAGACCCTTTAACATTCTGCGAGCAGTCGGTACAGTTATGGTGCTGAGCTTCTTTAATAGAAACATCAGGTGTTACACCATCGTTAGACCAACAATCAGGTGCGGTAGCTTCTTCGTTTGGGTTGTAAGACTTAGAATAAAATTGACGTGAGATATTCTTAGCCGCATTAACAATCACAACATTCATTGCTTCGTTTTTGCTTGTAATAATTTCTTCGCCATTAACTACCATACGAAATTTACTGCCACGTAAAGAAATACGCTTGCTTCCACCATTACCCGTGAGGGCTCTAGTTACATCATCAAGCTTTACATCTTTTAAATACTCGGGCAGATTTTGGTTAAACAGAGTTATATCACTCATTTACTTCTCCTTACAGTTATGTTATATGCGTTGTCCACGTTTAATCCGGGGGGCAACAAGTCCGGGTTTTCTTCTAGAAATTGTTTCATGTTTGTTTGATGAATACGCTTTTCCAAAACTTCAGGTATCTCGTTATCCATCATCCAAGCATAAAACTTTTCCCAATCATTAGTCCAATATTTGGATTTAATTGTGCGAATAGCAGTGCCGAATTTAGTCTTAATGCTATCGGCTCCTGTATCTTTACATATGTCTAAAAGCTCTTGGTTAATAAGGTCTAGCTTGGTAACAAAATCGTTATCAATCTCTTCCCATTCACGTTTAGCTTCTTCTCGTGCATCTCTAATCTTGATAAAGGCAGAGACGAGTTTTTCGACGTTGATGCCGTCATTTGGTTCCATACTTTTCCTTTCAAATAAAAAACGAATCTTTGTTCGTTAATAAATACTTTACCACAACTATTTACACTGTCAAGTGTTTTCTTCAACTTCTTTTTTATATAAATCAATTATTTTTGTATGCACGTCTAATTTATTTTGCAACATACCATACATTCTTGTCTCTACGGGACTACCCTTAATATGCACAACAGTCATTTTGTTTTTTTGACCCTGCCTATCAATACGTGCGTTAGCTTGCAAATAAGTTTCTATAGACGTAACTGGTGCGTACCATATGATTGTATCTGCGGCAGTTAGTGTGACACCGTGTGACGCTGCTTGTGGTTGTATGATAAGCACTTTAATATCGTTGTCTTCTTGAAACCTTTTAAATATTTCGGTGCGTTTGTTCACTGTAACACTACCATTAATAACTTCGCAGGCAATACGTGCCCCTCTCAGATGCAACCTCAGCAACTCTATTGTATGCGTAAAAGGTACAAACACAAGCACTTTGTTACTTGCCTCATTAATAACTTCTTCAATAACTTTTAAACGGTTAGATACATCAAACTCTACTACACTACCATTATCACTATAAACTGCACCGCCACTAATTTGTAAAAGTTTATTAAGATTAACCGCTGCGTTAACTGCGCTAATTTCTTCGCCGCCAGCAACCATAAGCATTTCTTTCTTTAAAAGCTTGTAGTATTTTTCTTGTTGCGAAGTAAGCGGAGCGTCACGGAATACATGCGTAACCTCTGGCAAATCTAAACAATCTTTTTTAATATATCGTATAGCTGGTTGTAATGCATCAAATACAACTTCGTTAGCATTTGGTTTGGGTATCCATCTAAATTGGCTTAAATTAATCATTGTCTTATCCCTAAATGCACCAAAGAATCTAGGCACTCTATCAGGCACACATAATTTGGCTAAGCCGTAGGCATCGGTAGGAGATTGAGCGGCAGGTGTTCCTGTCATAAGCCACAAACCCGTAGTCGGAGTAACTAACTTATTCATAGTCTTCCAACGATTAGTTGTAACTGTTTTGTATGCGTTAGCTTCATCAATAATTATTAATCCAAAATTACGTTTAGCTATATCATCTGCAACAATCTCAACACCATCATAATTAATAATAACGAATTCGGCGTCGCTGTTAATAACTGCTTTGCGTTTATTTCTATCACCGTATGCCACACCAACTTTACGATGTACTGCAAATTTAAAAAGGTCTGCTTGCCACGCTGACTGCATGATAGATAAGGGGCACACAATTAACACACGCTTAATTGCTTTATTCTCTAGTAAGTAGTCTGCCGCCCATATAGCTGACGCAGTTTTACCTGTACCTTGCTCATTAAAACAAAATGAACGTTTATTGCGAACTAAAAAATCTGCCGTATCTTTCTGGTGTACCATAGGAGGATAGACACCAGGCCATGAGTAATCATCTAGCATTCTTTGGCTTGTTCTTTTTGACTGTGTGGTCTGAGTTTCGGGAAAAGGAACGATTTGCGCTGGGGGATTTAAGCTTAAGATTTGACTTAGCGTTAGTTCCACCTTTACTAAGGGGGATGGTGTGGTCAATGTCTTTGCCTGT